ATGGATCGCCGCAATTCACAGGGAAAGGACGCGCTGTGGGAACTTGAGCTGCATAAGCACCTCAAGGATGAAAGCTTGTCGGTCGAACTTGCCGAGCCAGATGTTTTGGTCACCCTTCCATCTGGGCCATTCGCGTTTGCCTGCAAAAAGGTCTATTCCGAAAAGAATTTGAAGAAGCAGCTAAAATCAGCTGCCATACAACTGCAGCGGTTCGACGGCGCGGGCCTGATCGCACTTAACCTGGACGAATTCGTACCCGGCCACTGCATTCAAGCATCGAAACTACAGAGCATCGACCAAGAGACCACGAAAATCGTTGGCCAGTTCCTAAATCGTAACCACCGGCTGTTACTCCCCTATATGCAGAAACGAAAGTGCGACGGCATCCTGCTAGGGCTTTCGGTCACGATCGACGTAGCGGAAACTGTGCCTCGGATCAGCCGCTGCTTCCAGTCGATCATCTGGTCACCAGAGGAAGTCTTACCCGCCACATCCATAGCGCGTATGGCGGAGTTCCGGTCAATTGCAAAGGGATTCGACACTGAACCGCCCCTCTCATAGCAGCCAGTGCAGACGTCTGCACTGGCCAAGCTAAGACTAGAACAGACCGGCTGGCTCAGCCGCCCGATCCCAGCTATAGATAATCAATTCCTGTCGATCCACCGCCCGCCCACCGCCGCCCACGGTGTACGAAATCCCCGTCGTCTCCATTTGGAATCGCGCGAATACCCGCCTGATATCGGGGTGATCGTTGAGGCTGAGGATCGCCTTCCCTTTGAGCCGTGCCATCAGGTCCGCCATGCGCTCGTACTCGGTCAACGGGAAATCCACGCCATACCCCTCCGTTTCCCAATACGGAGGATCGAGATAGAACAGCGTGTGGGGCCGATCATATCGTTCCATGCACTTGTACCAGTCCATGTTCTCGATATAGGAGCTGGCCAGCCGCAAATGTGCAGCCGACAAATTCTCCTCGATCCGCAGCAAGTTCACCGGCGGCGCCGTGGTGGCCGTGCCCCAGGTCTGCCCTTGAACCTTACCGCCGAACGCCTGCTGCTGCAGATAAAAGAAGCGGGCCGCACGCTGGATGTCGGTCAGCACATGCGGAGGGGTCTCCTGCATCCACTTGAACACATCACGGCTCGACAGCGCGTATTTGAACTGGCGGACGAACTCCTCCAGGTGATTCTTAACGACCCGGTACAAGTTCACCAGCTCGCCGTTGATGTCATTAATAACTTCGACTTCAGCCGGCGGCCGCATGAAGAACAGGGCTGCGCCGCCGGCAAACACTTCTACGTAGCAGGTGTGGGGTGGGAATTGAGGGATGAGACGGTCGGCCAGGCGACGCTTGCCGCCGATCCAAGGAATGATAGGTGTTGCCACAGAGTAAACCTCATTTACATTTTGTGCTAGACTGCTGCCGCCCTCCGGAGGGTGCAGAGCCTTGCTCGGTTCACTGCTGACTCAGTGGATTGAGGCCCGCAGCAGCTGTTGACGCAGCTGCTGCGGGCGCTCTGTCTTTTAAAATAGCGCAGCAAGGCTGCCGCGCTTGAAAAGGTGGACCAATGACCGCATCCAAAAGAAAGAAAGGCGGGACGGCCGCGAGGGCCCATGACGCCGATTCCAATGCGCCCATCCATTCGCTACTGCCGATGCTGGTCCAGTACCTGACCGGGCTCTGCTGCATTCACAACCAGCCCGACGCGGTGGACATCATCCTGGGCGACTTTGTATTTGATGAAGCAACGGAAACAGACCGGGACGTGGACGTGACAGTCACGGTCAAAGACGGAGCAACCATTACTGCCGCTTTCATGGCCTACGAAGTCAAGCGCGAGGTGACACCGCTAGACTCCAAGCGCGTAGATTCTTTGTGCATGAAATTGTTGGATATGCCCGATCTGACGCATCGCGCCATTGTTTCCACTTCCGGCTTCACGGAACCTGCCATCAAAAAGGCCACGAAGCACGGCATTTCCCTCTACCAGTTCAAGCCCTGGACGCAGCCGCTTGAACAGCAGTTCGCCGCACTCGGGATGACCGGCACCATTCAAGAATGCTTCAGCACGAGCAAAACCTTACTTTGCTGGTGGCCTAACTGCTCGATCTGGATCAACACGGGACCGAACTCGCCAGAGTTCACCATCAAGGATACTGACCCCGTATTTTCAAGGGGAGGAAAGAAGCACAAGAAGTACCAGAGCTTTGGCCAGTACAAGGGCGAACTGTTGCTGAGATCGACTGAGCAGCTGCTGGGGACGCCAAGAGCCCGCCAGGTCGATCAAGAGCACCACCAGGAGCTATATGCCCGGCGCCCACTGGAATTCTTTGGACCAGCATGGCCAAATACTCATACGTTTGACATCGTCGCGGATGGCGTCTACATAGCCGTGGATGGCGCACATTACCACGCCCAAAGCGTAACGATTGACGGAAATTTGCAATATCAGCGTGGCGACGACCCCATGTACTACGTAATCGAGAACGTCATCACGAAGCAGCCTTTTGCAGGCGCGATCATTGTTCCTGACGCTCGGGAAGGCTCAATGAAGGCCTTCGTTTTCTCGCCAAATTCAAGAACAATTGGCATCGAATTCGTCCAACTGGAGGAGCGCCACCTGAACAGCATTAAGAAGCTATCGCTGGGAAATCAAGGGGACCGAAGCGGCAACAAGCACGTTCCAAGCAAGCCACTCAAGGACCAGTAAACCGCAGCTCGGCCTTGTGCAGACGTCTGCACAAGGCCGAGCTGCGATGGCTCAGAAAATCTGCCCATTAACGATGGCGTGACCATCACTACGGCCATCTGCGCGCCAGGACGAAGCTCCGCCCACACACACACCCGCATAGATTCCAACCCGGCGCCAAGCCGGAATGCCTTCCGTCTCCATCGCCTCTAGCAGCACCTTGTTGGCAGTGCTTTCATCACAGACCTCGTGATGATGGAACAGCCAGTCATGTACAACGGCCGCGCGATGGCTCGTATCACCAAACAGCCAGTATGCAAATGGCACACGGGGCACGCTGGCGTAGTCCGTCAGGAAGCCCTGCTCGATCACGATTTGGCGACCGAGGATGTCGGATTGATACACCAGGGGCGCGGTGATGCGCCAGATCCCACGGCCACTATTTGCAGTGTCGTCCACGCACTCCACTTCCAACGCAGTCAGGAACGCGGCCATTATTTCGCGCTCCCTGCAGCGGTCGACGCCGCCGACTGCGCCTGCACGGCCGCGCCCACACCGACAACGACATCGCCCTGGACCGGAGGTGGTGCTGCAGCTGGCGCAGCGACGAAGCCCGGATAGACCTTCAGAATGGCCGCAATGGTGTCGGCATTGAGCGGCGCCGTCACCGGATTGAAGCACAGCCCCTGCCAGCCCTTCAGACGGTCAGCATTGGCGCCGTACAACCGCAGCCAGGTGCCGATGGGGATGTCCCGGCAGATGGTCCGCTCGGACGACTGAACGGCCGTCTGCGCCATGCCCTCCTCGACAGCATTGATATGCTGCGGCATCAGGGAACACGCCGACAGCGCCATCATTCCGGCCAGCGCCATAGCGGCCAGCAGCGCGGGATGCGCGTAGCCGGCCTGCTTATCCAGGGCCGGAGGCACCACAACAGGAACCGGAGTAGCGTCCGTTTCGACCTTCATGTCGCGCAGGGCCAGGCCAATCGTGCCGGTCGCCATACCGATGTTGAAGACCAGGAAGTCGTGGCGCAGTGTACTGTCGAAGTACGCCATCACCGCCCACACGCAGTAGCCGATGACGCCAATCAGGACATGGATGGCGAGTTTGGTTTTGGGATTCATGCTGGCTCCATTTCAATGTGTTTTTGTTCAGCGCTCGACGCGATAGCGACTGGGGCGCGTGGCGCCGGCACTTCGTCAGGGGAATAGACGAAGCCGCCGATGCGCGGATAGGCCTGGAATATCCAGACGGGGAACGTGGATTCGTGGATGCCGTGGCCTTTACCACGGTGAAACTTGGCCTGTAGGACCAGCATGTTCGCCATCGAATCGACGAACATTTCGGGCTTCGCAGGATCGAAGGCGTGCCAGTCAAAGCCGCGCAGCTCGGCCAGCTTGCACACCATCCAGATCAGCGAGTGCTCGACCGAATAGGTTTCGCCGGTTGGCTGGTCGGTCACCAAGTCAAGGACTGGCAGCTCAGTGATTTCGCCAGTCCCGATTGCTTTTACGCACGGCCAGTCGATGGCATCGCAATCGGCCCACTCCACAAAGAGGTGGTGATACTCGGTGCCAGCACGCTGGCCGCTGATCGCGCACGGCAGCTGGCGTTGATGACCTTCTGCCTTGGTGCGCCGGAAAACCGCCGATTCTTGCCGTGGTGCGTGATCGGGATAGAAGGTGTCCTCCCGGATCAAACGCCGTACTTCGTGAGACATAGATGCTCCAAATGAAAAAGCCGCCCGAAGGCGGCCTGTGGTTGAGAGGATGACGCGGTGCTACGCCTGATCGAGCGCGACCAGGTTGTGGCTGCGCAGGACGAGAATCAGCTTGTCCAGGTAGCCGGGATCGGTCGCATAGCCCGCCACCGCAACCTGCATCGCATACCAGCCCGGACGCGCCAGTGCGGCGTCGCCCCCGCACTTCGCGAGCAGGCTGCGGCCAGCCGGCGAAGTCCAGTCAGGGGTGGCAAAGCAGGCCGCGTAACGCTTATTCGCCTTGAGAAATGTCGCGTGGTCCTCCACGCTTGCCTGCCAGGTTGGGTACATCCGCCACTTCGCCGGCATCAGCACCGTCTTGCCGCCGACAGTCTCCTGGCTGGCCATCTGCCATGCGGGGCCGTGCCAGCCCGAATCGGCCTTGATATTGAATAGGTTGAGGGCATTCATCGCTGGCTTAGCAGTTCCCCAACCCGATTCCAGCGCCGCCTGCGCGACCACAAAGCCGGCCGGGATGCCGCTCAACTTGCCAGCGGCAACAGCCAACGGCGCGAGCTGTTTGATGAAGTCGGAAGGCGTCATACCGGATGCACTCCCATCTTCGCCAGAACCAGAGCAGCCCCCACCGCCAGGCACGTGCGCGCCAGTTCCCACAACCACCGATTGCTGGTCTTCAGCTCGCTCTCAATGCGGCGCGATTCCGCTGCCGCCATATCCTTCGCCAGCTGGTTGACACGGCCGCCCAGCTGGGCGGCCGTGTCGTTCACGGCGCGGAACTGCTCGAAGATGCGCTTGATCGTTCGGCGATCTTCCGCCCGCTCAGCTTCCAGCACGGCCAGCTTGTGCATGTCTTCTGCAACCTGCACGAGTGCAGCCTTGACCTCCCCGAACATATCCTTCAGGAATCCGACTTCGGTTTCCACGCGCGCCAGGCGCTCTTGGTCAGAGCGGGTATCCATGTGTCCATCGCGATGCATAACTTCCTTTCTACAGGCAAAAAAAAGCCGCCCGAAGGCGGCCGCAAAATTCAGCGCGGGAACTACTGAGGAATCCCCTGCAGGATCTGGTTAATTCGCTCAGCGCTGGCCAGAATGCCCGCACCTTGGCCTGGCGCCGCTGGAGCGGCCAGGTAGGCGATCGCTTCACGCACTGATACCAGGTTCGGGTCCGTGGGTTTCTCCAGCTTGACGGACAACTGATACATATCCCAGAACTCCTTTACATACTCGTCCTGCGATGCCTTGATAGCGATACGCTCCTGCGGCGTAAAGGCCATGTACAGCGTCATGGGAGTCAACAACGGCAGTACTGTCACTGGCTCATATTTGTTGCAGCCCAGATCCGTGAAGCGCTGATCGCCGCACTCCCAGATGCCACTGATCCATGTCGGCATTTGCGACACATTAATTACTTCACCCGTCTCGATATGCTTAATTTGCGCCATCGTTAAATTCCCTTCATCGTCACCGAGCTGTTAAACATGGTGCCCTGATTCCCTACAATTGGCGCCGTGGAGTGGTTGTAGGCCTTACCAGGCGTGCCCAAAATCGCGTTGCAGATATAACCACCAGGCCCTTCGTTGATCGACACCATCGTGCCAGCATTACCGGCCGCAACAGCGTTTTGTGCCAGCCCCAGTACCGAGGCGTTGAGATACTTCGTGATGTTGAATTTGCCGGTGTTCATGCCGATAGCGCAGAAGTCTCCGATGCCTGCCTTTACCTGCGAGCCCGAAGTCAGCGCTGCCGAGCTAACCAGCCACACGTTGCCCGAAGCGCCAATGCTATAAACGTTTGCCGCGCTGCCGGTTGCCACCACGATCAGGCCGCGCTCGAAGAACATTTCGCCACCAGCAGTCAGCGCCGTCGACACGTAGCCGGCGCCATTGACCGGCACCTTGACCATCGTGGTCCCGTACTGGAACCAAAAATTCACGCCATCATTGATCAGCCTGGAACTGAAGTTTGCCCCAGCAAAGGTAAATGGAGCACCCTGCACCACGCCGCCGTTACTCAACACATATGCGGCGGCTGTCGCCGCGTTCACATTAACGCCTGTCGAGACACAAAAGACACCGTTGAGAACGCTGATTTCCGGATAGCCCGCAACCGAGCCGGCGGTTGCCCCGCTCAGCGCCGTGTATGCCACAGCCAGGGCACCAGCCACGGTATAGATTGCAAACCCTAGAATGTGCGTATTGGAATCCAAGATCGCCACTGCGATATTGCCATTTGATAGCTGCGCAGTCCTTGCCGCCGCGCCCAAGGACGTGCCAGAGTTCTGCGATGCGGTGCCAGGGATGGCCTGCGGCCCGTACGTCACGGCGCCAGCATTAGTCAAGATCGCCAGATAGACGCCACCCGGGGCGCCAGGAATCGTGTAGGTCACCGCAAAGCCACCACCCGACAGGGCAAGCAAATAGGGATTCGGCCCAGGATTGACGCCGGTTGCGCCGATCAAGGTCTTGGCCACAACAATATTCAGGTATTGATCGAGGATAGCGAAATACACGTTGTTCGTGTTCACCCACATCACGGCGAAATTCTGATTCGCCAGCTGCACGATCTGTGGCGCCGTGGTCGCATTCGCAGTGACATCGATAATAACGTTTGCAAGCGCAGCACCGGCCAGAGAATATTTCCAGACTTCAAGACCACCAGACCCCGACAGATACGCATCTGCGATGAAAATAGAGCCATCGGCCGCATTGACTACAATCTGATTCCGCACACCGGTGTTATTGCAGCCATAGGACGAATACGTCGTCATCGCCACAGGCGTGCTACCAGCACTCGCTACAGCCGCGTAGTCGGCAGCGTTGACACTGTACAGCTGGACTGGGCTGCCGCCCAGCGCAACCAGGTCGTTCTGATTGATCGCCAGCGGTCCCGCAGGCGCCTGCAGGGTCTGGCCGTTCTTGATAATTTGGCTCAAGCTTGTCATTGGAAACTCCAGTTGCCGTTCTTATAGATGATTGCTACATCGCGCTCGGACATGTCCAGCGCAAAAGGTGCCGTGCTGCCGTTGATCGTGTTCCCGCCGCCACCTGGTATCAAGATCACGTTAAAGGCAGGCCACGTGGAAAATGGATCATTGAAGACCACCGGCGTCCCGGCAGGCGGGGAAGCAGGAAGGACCAGCTGTACTACGCCGGCAGACGTGTCCACGTTGTATTGCCCGGACGAGATCGACTGCGACGAATTGATGTACTGCGCCGCTGGGCTCGCCCCCGGAACCGCTGTCTGAAACAGAACCGAGATATTTCCGGCGCCATCGCTGGCGAAGAATGCACTCGTCCCATTGGGCACCAGATAGGAAGCCCCCGCCACACCGTTGTTGACCTTGTCGCCCGCTGCGGGCTGGATCGTCACCGTGCCAGTAACAGCGCTGACCGAGAAGCCAAAGCCATTCCACGTCGTGGCGGTTGCTGGCACGGACAACGTACTGGCCGCGGTCGATACGAAACACCCCATGTGGCCGGTTGCTGCCACCGAGGCCGCACCGGAGAAATAGGTCACTGGCTCGTTCGCCTGCAGGCCAGCAGCGGTCCTGCGCAAGCTCGCGTCAGCCACTTTCACCCGCAGGGCGCCAGAACCATCCGCCTCCAGCCCCTGACCAATGGGCACGGTCAGATTGCCGCCGCCATCATCAGCTAGGAACGCGCCATTCTTCAGCGTCAAGTTGCCCGCGCCGTCCACCTTGAGAAACGCGCCGACGTTCAGCTTCGCGACCGAACCGAACTGCGACGGCACCACAGCATTCAACAGGAACGCATTGGCCGGCTTGTCATATGTCGCGCTGACGATGCTGTTGTTCGGGATATCGCCCTGCTGCAGCTGCGCACCGTCCTCGCGCAGCAACGGCAGCACGCCCGCCCCAGCGTTTAGCGTGCTGGCACCGGGATTCGGGTTGGCAGCGCGAAAGCGAACCTGCAGGCCGTTCGGGTATGCGGCCAACGGAGGACTCAGCAGGACGGCGTAGGCGCCAGCGGTCCCGATGTCGAGCGCGTAGTTACCCGAGCGCGCCTCGATCATGTTTTGGATCGCCAGGGTGAGCTGCCCGCTGGTCGCCTTGGACGGAACCAAGCCGCCGGCATTCACCACGGCCAGCAGTTCGAGCATGACCGCGTTTAGGAATTCAGCAGGCACGACGGTGGGGTCAATTCCGCCAGCCACGTCGCCATCCGTGAAGTAGCCCGGCTGGCCCAGTGCGGTTGACGCCGGCAGCGTCTGCGAGGCGCTTGGAACATCAATTTGATACATCTATCACCTCAGTTGAAAACGAATTTAAGGAGACCGTAGGGCGGCGCCAGGCGCTGCATTTCCTGCTGCAGCAGCGTCGGGCCGTAGGCACCGAAAGGCATGGATGGCAGTGCGTGGGCAGTGACGATCCACTCAAACATCCGCTCGACCCCGCCGACGTGTGCACCGGCACGGCTCTGCCCACACCGGAACGGGGCATTACCTTTTACGGTTATCTGGTAACCGAGCAGCGCCGCGTAGCTGGCGAAGTCAGACACCGATATGCCGTTTGCGCCGATCAACCGCGCGACGACCAGCGCTTGGCGGGCCGGCACGCTCGCCGCCGGGCCTGCGCTGGTGGCGGTCAGTCCCAGCGTCGCCTCCCATTCCGGCAACAGCTCATTGGCGGACGGTGGGAATGCATCGACCAGCAGGTTATTCGCGCGCTGATTGTTCGCCTGATACGACTTGGTCAGCCCGGCAAGCACCTGCGCCTGCACCGAGTCGCCATCACGTGGCCAGATCCGCCCACGCGGCATCAGCGCCTGGAGCGCCGCCAAGTAGTCATCGGAACTGAAAAGTGGAGCGGCCATGCTCAATTCCCCTTGCTGATGGCACCCAGCACCGGAAGCTGGCCAACGCCGCAGACGATATCGGCGGTCGGCGTAACCGTGAACGCCGCGCCACTGACCACGCTCGCAATTGATGTCCACAGCACACCAAACGGGATAGTCCCACCCGGCGAGCCCTGAGCCAATAGCGTTGCTGCAACGGCATTTGTCGCAGCAGACATGCGCGCGTCATCCAGGCCAGCGATGGTCAGGTTGACCGCGTGCGGCGTAGGCGCCGCAACATAAACCACGCCGATAGCCGCCTGGTCGTTGTAGACGTGATTGGCGACACCGAGCTGATCGCCCGTAGCTACAATACCGCGTCGCTCTGCGGTCGCAACACCATTCGTCCCTTGCGGGAATCCACCGGATGCGGCGCGCAGCTGATCGAACATCACATACAGAACTACCGTACCCAGGCCGAAGCCGTTTGGCGCACACCATGCGCGGGTTACACCAGGTGCATTCATTGCCCAACCGGCGTAGTCGGAGGAACCGCCGCCCTGGGGCGCATTCTGATACGCCGCCAGCATCCGGCTTCGCAGACTGTCACTGTCCTCGATGTCCGCGCCGCCTTTGACCTCGGAGCTGACAGTTCCGGTCGACCGTACGCCGTTGATCGAATTGGACAAGGTCATCGCGGCGCCGACAGGTGTATTCCCGAACGCCCCGGCCAAGCCCGCAGGATCGGCCACGGCGCTCACCGGCACTGCTGCGGTGCCATCCGCGCCAACGACGGCGGCGGCGGTCGTGACGAACGCGACGCCATCGCTGCGGGCGACGCCCGCCCCCGCAGGAATGGGCACGTTTGGGGTGCCTGTGAACGTGACGGTACCCGCTGCACTGATCGGCGGGTTACGGAAGACTTTCTTCAGCGCGGCCCACCCTTCCAGGAATTCGTCCGTGCAGGTGAATGGGACCGCCTGCTTTGCCACCCAATCCAGGTAGCCATAGTGCAGATTGGCCAGACCCGCCTGGGCACGGCCGGTAATATTCAGGTTCGAGAAGCGCAGCAGCGCGTCCGATCCCTTCAGGCTTGATGCGATGTCGCTGGCCACTTGCTCTTGCAGGGAGCTAAGACTTGGTCGTGCGTAAGGCATGTCAGGTACTCCAGTTCCAGAAAAATTGCATCGCGGTCAGGCCGCCGGCCGGCTTGTACGCCACCAGATTTGCGCCAAGCATTCCAGGCTTCGTCCATTCGACCGTGATGTCGAAATGCCCAACCACCCCATCATCGATCAGCCACTGCAGCGCTTCGGCGATGTAATCCTTGGCGAGATTGAGCGTCCCGACAGTCTGCTTTGCACGTCGCAGCAGCCAGAGGCGCGAGCCAATAAGGACGTCCTGCCCAGCATCGCCCCACCATCCACCAGGGTCGTCGGACCCATCGGGGATCTGGTCGTCGGCATTGGCGACCCTGTCCGTGAACAGGCTGATCAAGACGGCGGTTTGAAGATCATCACCAGCGGCGAGCTGGCCACCGGCGAGCGCCCAGTCGCCAAACCCCGTAGCAGGGTTCCAAAAAATCGTTGTATCGCTCATTCGGTCTGATTTGGTTTGTTGGTCGACGCACTGTCGGTTCCCAGTTTGACGTTGCTAATCGCGTGGTTATGGCTGTTGAACACCTGGCGCATACCAGCCATCGACTTATTGCCGTGGTCGGAGATATCACCTTGTGCGGTGACGTTTTCGCTGACGTTCAGGTTCTGCTCCACCGTCGCGTCCTTCGCAACCAACAGCTGGCCATCGATGTGCATATCGCCCGTCGCATGCACTAGTGGCGTATCGAGCGTGATAGACGGCGTGTTTTTCACCAGCACCGGAAGGCCGGCGCCGTCGATCACGATGCCGTTTTGCGTCAGGTACACCGACTGCCCCAGGTTGTCGGAAATTGACACTTCGCCGGGTTTCAGGCTACACATACGGAATTGCTGGTTGCCGGTGGCAACGATCACGCCGTCACGCCGATTCCCCCCCACGAAAACCAGCACGGCATCCGATTCCGGTGGCGGCATCGAATTGAAGCCATACTCGGCAAGCCGGGGGACGTCATCAAACGTCTCGAACTGGCTCAGCCGCACCTGCTGAAGCTGCACAGAGCCGTCGTCAGCCCCCGTCTTGATCCGTCCACGGCCGATTACCAGCAAGATGCGCCGGTACATGCGCTCAATGGCGCCGTGTAGTTCACTCATGGCCTCTCCTATTGAGAACCGATCTCGGCAGGCCCCTGCTGCAGCAGAATCGGCTCTGGCGAGAACGCCTCGGGCGGCATGATCACCAGATCGGCTGCAGTACCTTCCTCGCCACGGCGGTAGGTCACCTCGCTGATCAGCCAAGTACGCTTGACGATCTTGAGGAATGGGATATCGACGTCGACCAGAGTGTTCGGGGTGTACAGCTGCCCGGCAGAATCTCGCCAGCTGTCCGTGGTTAGGCGCAACTGGACCGAACGGCCGAAGCGCCGGCTACATTCCCAAAGCGCGCGCTGCTTGGCAACGTCGCTGCCCACGTCGCCTCCTTCTGCCACGATCACCCGGCGCCGGTGGCGCTTGATATTCGGGTTGGTTACAACTGCAACCGTATTGCCCGCGTCACCGGCATCCTGCAGGACATCCATCGACATCCGCACAACCAGGTACTCCGAATACTGCTGATCGACCGAGCGTGGACACGAAGCGTTTTCAACGTTGACGCCCTGCTGAAATCCGCTCGCCGCTTTTTTGGTTCCGACCTGGCTTAGCACCAGATTGCCATCTGGCCCCTCGTAGGCCAGCAAGGCGCTGTAGCGGCATACGCGCTCGATGATCTCGAATGCGGTCTCCCCGTTGTTCAGCACCATCAAGGGGATGGCGCCGCCGGGATCGCCAACGCAGCTCGCCGTCAGGTTGTATGGCTCGCACAGCTTCTGCGCCACACCGAGAGCACTGGACGCAGTAATCTGGCCTCCATCCCATTCGGCCGCGCAATCCACCAAGTCCTGGCACCGGCCACGGCCGGTCGCCTGGATAGCATGCTGGCCCTGGTTGATCGTCGGGACAAAGCGGTCGAGGTAGCCACGGATAACCAGATCGCCGCCGAGCATGATGTCGCAGGGATCACCTTCGTTCATTACCGTGGTCGTGCCGGCCAACTCGCCAGGGAACCGCTCCGTCATCGAAATTTCAAAATCGTTCGGGCATCGCTCAATGCCCGCCGTGACCCTGATCGAGTCCCAGCCGGACAGGCGTGCGCCACCCACAACGAGCGTGAGGTCGTCTTGCAT